ACATCTCAACGTAAAATGTTTTGCCACCTCTGAGAAGCTTGTTTACTACCTTTATACAATAAGGGCAACTTGATCTTCCATAAACTATATATTTTTTCATTGTTCCTCCGTTGTCAATCTCTTAATAATTGTTTATAATTTTGTTTATGTATTTTTGTCTCAATCAAACCAGGATCTCCAACAACTGTAACTTCTGATACATAAGAAGAGAAGTTCATTCTTATATCTGTAAACTGTGTAAAGTTTTGATTTAGTCCAAGACCAATCTTTCCTTCTTGTAGTTGTTGTTTGATAACACGATTTTCCTGCATAAATACAATTTGATTTGGATTTACATATATGGTATTCAACATGTAATTTCCTCTTGAGTCTTTTTTAATCTCAATTAATTCTACTAATGTGCTCATTACGCTGCTCCTACGTATCTAACGTCTTTTGTGTCTACTCTCCAGTAGCTCTCATTGATAAATAACAAAGCTTGTCTATCAATATACTTAATAAAAATACCAAGTGTTGGTTTTTCAAGATATGTATATTTATCAATCAAATGAAGCTCCGACTGTGTTTGTGTTAAACAACTATTAGCCGGAACCCTTACGAGATCACCCTTCGCTAACATCTTCAGCCTCCGGTTCTTTTGTCTTAAAATATCCTTCTAGTATCATGTCATTATCTACCAAAATAGAATCAAGTTTTGCTAATTTTTTACGACAACGGTCAATCTTATCTTTGACTAACCAAGCTTGTGCTTTGTTATCATCAAGTTGATTAATAAGGTTTAACATTTCTTCACGTACTGCTTCTATTTTTTCCATGGAATCATGAAGCATACGTGCACACTCCAGCGGCACTTCTTCTAGATCTACCGAATAACTTATTCTTACTCTCATATTACCTCCAAGTATATAATATATTATAACATATTATAGAGATTTTGTCAAGTAGAAATTATCATTTTATATAAAGTTGCTGCTACCAAACCAATTATAGTTGTAATGATAGTCCATTGAACTTTGGCCTGCGATTCTTTCCACTGTTCCAGTTCTCTAATGCGAGCATATAACCCTGAATCTGGATTATACACTGCTTCTTTAATTTTCTTAACGTCTTCAACCATTTCTTCTTGGCGCTCAGACATTCTTTCTATTTGACCTTTTAGCTCCATAATGGCTTGGGTCAAGTGTGTTATGTCACTATTAGTCATAGCATGTTCCTCCACTACTAAATAGTATCAGGAGTTAACAATCGCATGACTTGTAGTAATAATAGTTGACGCTACAGAAACTGCATTTTGCAACGCACACTTTGTAACCTTAACTGGATCAATAACACCTGAATCTAAAAGATTAACTATGTCCCCAGTTAAAAAATTCATACCATGATTAAAAGTTGTTGTCTCTCGGACTTGCTGAATAACGAGGTCCGGTGACATACCAGAGTTCTTGGCCATTTGACGGATAGGTTCTTCAACCGCTTCGATAACAATCTTGGCACCAATGGTCTGCTCTTCGTTATCAGTTTGTATCTCAATATCAGATACAGACTTAAGCAATGAAATACCACCACCGGGGACAATACCTTCTTCTTGTGCTGATCGAACAGCTTCCAAGGCATCATCAATACGATGCTTCTTCTCAATCATTTCAACCTCAGTAGCAGCACCAACCTTTATGACGGCCACTCCGGATGCCAATCTAGTGATTCGCTCTTGATGACGCTCACAGATCTTAAGATCCTCTTCTTCAGCGATGAGGGCTTTAACAGCCTCAATACGTTTCTCAATTTCTTCTTCGTCACCTTTACCTCCTACGATTGTTGTCCATGCTTTTGAAACTGTTATTCTTTTTGATTGACCGAAGTGAGTTAGCTTAACTTCTTTCAGGGTCAAACCATTCTCTCTTGTTACAAATGTTGCACCAACAGAAGCACAAAGATCTTTAAGGATGTTACGTCTTTCCTCTCCGTATCTCGGAGCTTTGACAGCAGCGACTTTCATTGTGCCACGGACAGCGTTTGCAATCACAGCAGCAAGTGCTTGGCCTTCCATTTCACCGGCAACAATAATAAGAGGACGAGACTCTCTCGCAGCTAATTCCAGAGTAGGTAAAATTTGCTCTATTGTCTCAACTTTTTCGTCTGTAACGAGCAATAGAGGACTATCATAGTCCACAGTGCCAGCACGTTCATTCGTGATAAATGTAGGCGAAATGTAGCCACTATCGAAACGAAATCCTTCGATGAGATCTAGTGATGTATTAACAGAGCGAGCTTCTTCGACGAGAACTGTTCCGTCTTTACCTGCTGCGTCAATAGCTTTTGATATCAAAGTGCCAATAGACTTATCGTTGTTAGCTGAGATGGTTGCAATATGAAAGATATCTTCTTCTGTCTGAATAGGTCTTGCATGCTCTGCAAGTTTCTCACAGATAACTTCACATGCTTTATCCATACCACGC